GTCATCATTATCGGATACGTGTTTTATAAAATGAGGCTATTTATTTTTTAACTTGCATTAAAATAAGCAGGTAGAAAATGGCATCATTAACCGGTCAATTAGTAGCGGAAACATACAAAGCATTGTTGAAAACAATCGACAATGACATCCTAACAGCAAGCGAAAAGCAAATCACAGATGGATTAGGGGGCGGATCAAATGTTTTCATTGATTCACAGGGGTTTTTAAGAGCAAATAAATACAAGGTCACTAATGGTTTAGCCACGCAATTTTTAAAGGCGGATGGATCATTGGATGCAAATACTTATTTGACCGGCATCACGAGTTCACAAATCATCACGGCATTAGGTTACACACCGGTTCCAACAACACGTACATTGACAATCAATGGCACAACGTATGATTTGAGTGCAAATAGATCGTGGACGGTCGCAGGAACGGCAGCCGTGTGGGGTAATATTTCAGGTACATTGTCCAATCAAACAGATTTGCAAACGGCATTAAATGCCAAATACAATAATCCGACCGGTACAATTTCACAATACATTCGTGGTGATGGTTCATTGGCTACATTCCCAACATTACCGGGAGGTTTACCAACAGGTGGCACAGCAGGTCAAATTTTGGCTAAAATTGATGCAACCGATTACAATACACATTGGATTGATAATTTTGCCACACAAACCAAAAATGAGGTCAAATTAGGCGCAACATTAGCCAAAGGCACAGCGGTTTATGTTTCTGGATCAACCGGTGGCAGCGGAACAAATATGATTGTGATGGCCGCATCAAATGCAAGTGAGGCATTGAGTTCCAAAACGTTTGGTTTACTTGAAACAGGTGGCGCAACAAATGATTTGGTTAAATGCGTAACATTTGGATTATTAGCCGGATTGGATACATCAACAGCACAGGCAGGTGATCCGGTTTGGTTGGGTGTTAATGGTGCATTATTATTCGGTTTAGCCAACAAACCTGTTGCACCGGCAAATATGGTTTACATTGGGGTTGTGACACGTGTACAATCAAACAATGGTGAAATATTTGTAAACGTTCAAAATGGGTTTGAAATTGAAGAATTACACGATGTATTAATTCAATCAAAAGCCAACAATCAAGGTTTATTTTACGAATCATCCACAGGATTGTGGAAAAATAAAAGCATTGCAACGGTGTTGGGTTACACACCACAGGCGCAGTTAGATGGGACAGGGTTTGTAAAAGCATCAGGCACAACAATTTCATACGACAATTCAACGTATTTAACCACAGCGGATGCAGCATCAACATACCAAAGGTTGGACAGAATGGCTATTAATTTGCTTGCAAGTGACATTCAATACCCTAATAACAATGCAGTAATTGCAGCATTAGCATTGAAAGCAAATGCGGCTAATCCTGTATTCACAGGTAATATGACAATTTCAGGGGCAGAACCAAAGTTGTTTTTTACCGATACAGATAATAATCCAGATTACACAGTTTTTATTGATTCGGGGGTATTTTTTATATACGATCAAACAGCCGGCGCAACACGTTTTTCAATTAGTTCAACCGGTAATATTAGCTCAGGGGTTGGAAAATCAATCACAGCAGGATCATTTGTAAAAGAAAGCGGATTAGCCACACAATTTTTGAAAGCAGATGGATCAATTGATTCAAGCACCTATGTTACATCAACAGCATTGGCTGATTATTTATTAATTACAACAGCGGCATCAACATATCAGCGATTAGATAGGATTGCATCGTCATTATTTGCAAGCGCAACAAATTATCCAAATAACAACGCAGTCATTGCCGGATTGGCTTTAAAAGCGGATGCCGCAAATCCTGTATTTACAGGATCAATGAACATTCAAGGATTGGAATCAAGAATTAATTTTTACGATGAAAACAATTTAAGAAAGTTTTTTATTGGTTATAGTTCGGGGCAATTATCAATTTATCAGGACGCCGGATCTGCAACAAGATTTGTAATAAATTCAAGCGGAAACATAACAACAGGAGTTAATAATACAATTACATCGTGGGGTTTTATCAAATCGGGTGGCACATCAAGTCAATTTTTATTGGCTGATGGATCTGTTACAACATCAGTCGTGGCAGGATCAGGTACAACAGGTTATCACGCAAAATGGACATCGGGATCAGCAATAGGTAATGGTATTATTTATGATAATGGTTCAAGTATTGGAATAAGCACTATTACACCATTTAATGGAATAAATAATACAGGATTAAACATTCAAAGAGGTGGTCATTCTACATTATTATTAGGTGACGGATTTACTTATGGCGGAGTTGTTCAGTCATCAGATGATATTAAAAGAGTATTTGTTGGAGCAAACATTTATGATGATGTATCAGGAGGATGGTCTCAATTTGTTGATGGATCAGGATATGGTGCCGTTGATGTAATTTCAGAATCAGGCGGCGGAATGGTTAGATTTGTAATTGGATCAGGTAATGATTCAGGATATAATTCACCAAATATATTTTTAGAAGCATATAAAAACAATTCTAATAGTTATTTTAAAATTAGGACAAATACTGATAATGCAATTTATATTTCAAATTCAGGAAACGTTGGATTAAACACATCAACAGATTCAGGATATAAATTAGACGTTGTTGGAACAGGTAGATTTTCTGAAAGATTAATTACTAAAAATGCAACCACAGGAACAGGATTATTGACAAATTTGGCTGTTATGGGAGCAGGCGAATTTTTAGCAACAGGATCATTGGGTGGTTTCTTTTTTGAGGATAGATCAGGAGGAGTGACAAGCACAACAAATTGGTATGGTTGGTATGCATTATCGGGTGCAGTAAAATTGTGGAATGGTTCAACAAACATTATGAGCATAAATGGAACTAATGGAGCAACCACATTTTCAAATTCAATCACAGCAACAAGATATTATATTACACCAAGCGGAACAGCCAATTTATATAATATTGTAGATTCAGATTCATCATTTGCCGGATCATATACAATGCAAGCAGGTGGCGGATCATCAGGATTTGGAGGTGCAATTTTAGTTTACGGACATTCACACGCAACAAAACCGGGTTGGATTACAGCAGGTATTTCTGCATCATCAGGTGGTAAATTTACCGTTAATACGCAAGCATTAGGAGGCGGAACGGATATATTCACCGTTCAGCAAAATGGCAATGTATTGGTTGGAACAACAACGGATTCGGGATTCAAATTTGAAGTTAATGGAGCAGTTAAATTCAATAGTACATTAAGTACAACAGGGAATATACAAATTGATGCTACAAGTCCATTATTTATTTCTAATGCGTCAAGTTCAACATATTTTGGTGGTTTAAGTATTAGAAATTCAGGTATTGAAAAAGCAAGATTTGCAGCAAATAGTGCATCAGGGGCATATGTTTATAGTCCAACATTTAATGGTTTTGGTATTTTATCAGATACAATTAATCCATTAGTAATTGCATCAAATGGGAATGTAAGTATTGGAGCAACAAATTTTATTTATTCCCCAAAATTAGCCATTAATAGTGTTGGTCAAAATTCATTGGCAATTCAAACTACTGATGCAATACAAGGATCAACAGGAACAATTTTATACATAGGAACAGGAGCAACAACAGGTAATTCTACATATGGAGTTATAAGGGCTCTTGGTGATGGAGGTACTGCGGCTACAAATTTAATTTTACAACCAAGTGGTTTTGTAGGTATTGGAACAACAACCGTTAATAATAAATTACAAGTTGGAACAAATGGTGCATTAGGATCGTGGATGGCAGCCACATTTCAGGAAGGAATTGGTGTTGCCCCATCAGGAAGCAGAAAAGGAGTTTATCTTTATTCAGATGGATCATCATTATTTGGGATGAATGCATATGATTATGGTAATAGTGTTTATAAAAACGTAACCGTTGGATGGGGTGGAGCAAATGTAATTTTAGCACAGGATGGCGGTAGTGTTGGACTAGGTACAAGTTCGCCATCTTTCAAATTTCACGTAGTTGGAACAGGTGCAACAGGTTGGTTGTCTCAATTACAAAACAATAATAAAGTTGATACCTACATATCACATTATGATGGATACGGAATGGCTATTGATTCAGCATCAAATAGTGAAATTTATTTATTAAAATTATCAGGTGGGAATGGTTCTCAAAAAGCAACAAATGATCGTTTTAAGGTAAATGGCAATGGTTGTGTATTAGTTAATAATTCATCTGCTGTATCGGGTAGAATTTCTGCTGCATCTTTACAAGTCACAAATGAAGTTTATTCACGAGGATCATTTGGAGGATATTTTTGGGAGGATAGATCAAATTCAGCAAATTGGGGCGGATGGTATACAAACAGCGGAGTTACTTATTTATGGAATGGTTCATCTAATATAATGAACATTAATATGTCAAGCGGTGCAATTACAGCATCAGCATTTTTTGAATCATCAGATTTTCGTTTAAAAACTTTAATTGAACACAATCCAATTGTGGCAGGAATTGATAATTTAGAGGCTAAATTGTATGAAAAGAATGGCAAAATTGAATTGGGATATTTTGCACAGGATGTCGAAAAAATAATGCCATATGCGGTGACAAAAAATGCTGATGGATTTTTGAATTTATCATATCGTGAAGTTCACACGGCTAAAATTGCAAGATTAGAAAAAGAGGTGGCAGAATTAAAAGCAAAATTAAACGCAGCATAATATGCAATGGATAAATGTGGCATCAAATCAAACTTGTTCGTGGGATAGTTTACAAAATGCCTGCGATAATGGATTTTTCCTACAATTGCTACCGATGCCACCATCAGGGCAATCGGCATTGCGTTGCGTTCGCAGGGAATTAATTCAATCGTACATTGAAATTGAGCCTGGGCCATTGTCAGGTGTTCCAAACAATGAATTGGTGGTCAAAAGCCAATTGGTGGGTGTTACATATACTTATTATCAATTAACACCGTGCGATGGTGGTGCAGGTGCGTGGACACGTATTTTCCCAACATTAGGAGTTGGGCAACGGTATATTTTGCCCGGTTTTACTAATCGGTTTTTCTATTATAATGGTACATCATTAGGGCCACAGATTCCGATTCCATCCGGTTACAATGGATCAATTCAAAGGGTGACAGGTTCAACGTATTGTCCATAATCGTATATTTGCATATTAAACAACCAAATCAACATAAAATGAAAAAGAAATACGCAGAAATCATTGTTTTGTCACGTGTATTGAGTCATTTTGCCGGCGAGCAAAAGACAAAGGCACAAAAGAAATTGGCTAAAATCAACGAGAAATTGAAGCCATATTTGGATAAATACGAGGAACAGGCTGAGGAATACCGTTTGGACAATGCATCAGTTGATAAGGATGGCAACCTAATTTTAAAAGAAAATGGAGGCTATTCGTACACAAAAGATGGATTGAAAAAATTGACTGAGAAATCAAAGGCATTAAATTTGACTGAGGTTGATTTTGAATTAATTCAGGTAATTAATCCGGAGGGATTAGAAGAATTTGGATTCTTGAAAGATTGGGTTGAGGGTGTTGAGTTTACAAACATAGAAGAAGAAATAGAATTATAGATATGAAAACAATCGAACCGGTTTCAATTTGGGACAATGGTCAATTAAAAGAGGCCAAAATTTTAAATGCCTGTGCAGTTAATGTTACATTAGGGATTTCTGCAAATTTTTGGTATGAATTATTGACTGAAAACAATGATCAAACATTTGGTGTAAAATTAACATCGGGTAATTTGTTGATGACAGGTGAAGATTATGCACAATGGGAAGTTGATGCATATGCATGGGATTGGGTTGCACAGCAATTAAATTTAACAATTACAGGCGATTATATTCCACCTGTGCCACCACAACCAGAACCAGAACCAGAAACACCAATTGATCCGGCAGTTGAATCACCGGCAGTTTAAATGGCATTAGTAAACGGCACAAATGTTGTTTTGTATGAAGGCGATGTGGCATTGGGTCATTCCAAATCAGCCACGATGTCTTTGCAAATGGATATGGCCGAATTTACCAATAAGGATTCGCAAGGTTGGAAGGAAGTATTGGCCGGTAAAAGATCGGCATCCTTTTCAGCCGAAGGGTTGGTGGATTATTCCGATCAGGTCAATTTTAATGACTTTGCAGAACGGATAATCACACGATCTGAGGTGCAATGGGTATTTCAAACGGCCGGGATGTTTTATTACGGATTGGGGTACATTAACAATGTAGAACAAGTTTCCCAAATGGAAAACGTTTCAACGTATTCGGTTGATTTTACAATTTCGGGCCGGATTTATACTGATCAGCGATTGATTTGGAATTTGGTGTTTACCAATTGGGAAAACTTAAATATTCAATGGCAAAATCTATAATGCATTTTGAATATATTTGCATAAAATAAGAGCATAAAATAAAACAAAAATATGGCAACATCGGGAGTATTTAACGGCACGAACCTATTGATCAAAGTTGAGGGGACTGCAATTGCACACACAACATCATGTTCATTGTCTATTTCACAGGACATTGCAGATGCAACAACAAAAAATTCAGGCGGTTGGTCTGAGGGAATCAGCGGTTTACGTTCAGGTGAAATTTCATTTGATGGTTTAGTAAACTACGCATCGGCTGCAAATGCTGAGGAATTAGTCGATTTCGTTTTGAACCGTACAATCATCACGTGTGTATTCGGAACAACGGCAACAGGTGATGTGATTTACACAGCGGAAGGTTACATTGCATCTATTGAGCAATCAGCAGAAATGGAAGCGGCGGTGACATTCTCAGGTTCAATCACATTGACAGGCGCAATCGTAAAATCAACAAACGCATAATTTGTTGAATTAAAATACACCCCCTGCATCGGTAATATGGTGCAGGGGTTTAGAGTTTATCACCTAATCAAACACAAATGGAAAATCGCAAACGTGGTTATTGTCAATTAAATATTGGCGGTCAAAATCGCACACTACATTTTTCGATGAATTTTTGGGTTGCATTTGAGGATGCAAGTGGCCACAAAATATCAGAAATCGACAAAGTATTTTCATCAGGAATTTCATTGAACACCATTCGTGCATTAGTTTATGCAGGATTATTGGCATATGATCAAGAAAATGGGATTAAACCTGATTACAATATTTACACCGTTGGTTCGTGGATGGAGGATTTGCAGCCAGAATCATTGACGTTATTAACAAACACCTTAATGGAATCACGTGTTTTGGGTAATGACTTAAATGCAGGAGTTCGCAGAAACGTTGAAAAATCCACAAAAAACCCAAAGCAGATCAACCCCTAACGTGGGACAGAATGCTTGATTTTTATATAGGTCAGGCAGGTATTTCACCGGATCAGTTTTGGCGCAATACTTGGAAAGAAAATGCGTTGTTGGGGGAGAGTTGGAGTGTGAACGTAAATTTGAATTGGGAGATGGCACGTTTCATTTCCACAATGATTGTAAATTCGAATGCCACCAAAAAATCACAGGTGATTTCACCTGATAAATTATTCTCGTTGCCACAGGATGTGTATTTGGAGAAAGGCAAACCGAAATCAACACCGGAACAATTCAAAGCATTTTTAGAACAAATTGAAAAAAGTCAATCCAAATAATGGGTTGGCTTTTTTTTTAACTTTACATTATGGCAGAGGAACTAAAAGTACGAATAACCGGTGACGCAACCGATTTTGATTTGGCATTATCGAATGCGCAAAAATCATTGGTTAAATTTTCAAAGCAAGCAGCAGAATTGGGCAAAACAATGTCCACATATGTGACTGCGCCATTATTGGCGGCAGGTGCTGCATCAATTAAAATGGCGTCCGATTTCAATGAATCATTGAACAAAGTTGATGTGTCATTTAAAAGCGCATCTGGATCAGTCACGGAATTTGCAAAAACATCTTTAAAATCATACGGTATTGCATCGGGTACGGCATTGGATATGGCATCCAATTTCGGAGATATGGCAACATCAATGGGATTGGGTGTTGGTGAGGCATCCAAATTGTCCACATCATTAGTCGGATTGGCCGGTGATATGGCATCCTTTAAAAATATTCGAATTGATGTTGCACAAACAGCATTAAACGGAATTTTTACCGGTGAAACAGAATCATTGAAACGATTGGGTATTGTAATGACCGAAGCCAACGTGAAAGCATATGCGTTTTCACAGGGCATTACAAAGCAATACGAAACGATGTCACAGGCAGAAAAGGTAATGTTGCGTTATCAATACGTGATGTCGGTGACAAAGAATGCACAGGGTGACTTTGCCAGAACAAACGAAAACGCAGCTAATCAGATGCGTATGTTTGGGGAAGGGATGAAACAATTGAGTGCTGAAATTGGTCAGGTTATGTTGCCGGCAGTTACATCAATTACAAAGGCAGCAAATGGAATGATTACAGGATTTTCCGGTGCAAGTGAAGGCACAAAAGGATTTGTGGTTGCATTGGGGTTAATTGCGGCAGCAACAGGGCCATTGTTATTTTTGGTGGGAACAATTGTCCCGAAAGTAATTGAGGGATTCAATTTAATGACAGCAGCAGCGGTTAAATTTAATTTAACATTAAAAACAGCCGGTGGAATTGCAGGATTAGCAACATTATTGGGATTGGCGGCAACATCTGCATACGATTATGCAAAGGCAATGAATCCTGATAATAAGCTAACAGAGCAAGAAAAAAAGGATGCAAATGCGATTCGAGAAAAAAACAAGCAAATATTAGCATCCATTGAATTGCTTAAAAAGCAAAAGGCAATGGCAGGTGGCCCGATTACCGGGATGAATACGGCACAGGGAATATCAAAAGAATCATATGATATTCAAATTGCAGCACAGCAAAAATTATTGACTCAAAACAATGCGTTAATTGCCGGAATTGAAAAGAAAGCAATTGCGGATGCAGCAGCCACAAAAATTGCTGATGCAGCGGCATTAAAAGAACAACAAAGAATTTCAGGCGCATTAAGTGGCAAGAAAGCAAAAAAGGGAGCAAAAGCGGCAAAAGATCCAAATATCGAATTATACAAAGATGATTTCGAATTTTATCAGGATTATTCAAAGCGATTACAAGCCGAAAAGGATAGGGTTGCGAAAGAGGATTTGGCAGCATCAGATGCAATGGCATCAAAATATTTAAGTGATCGCCAAAAAGAGGTTGAAAATTTAGCATCAATATATGATCAGCAAGTCGCAGCAAGACAGCGATTGCATCAAAGTACAACAGCGATTGATGAAAAATACCAATCAGATAGAGAAGCAATGCAAGCCAAATTCGATGAAGAAGATTTGGCCGCAATGACTGAGAAATTTGATGAAGTAAATGCAATTATTACCAAATTTGCTGATGAGGATGCAGCGGTTGCGGTTGCAAAGGTTGCATCAGAAATGGAACGAATAATGACAATTGGCCAAATGGTTGCGGACACAGCAGGTAATGCATTCCGTGCATTAGGTGATTCGATTGTACAATCAATGGGTTTGGCATCAACAGGATTGGAAGGATTTGCACAGGTAATGTTTAGGACATTGATTGATTTAGGATCAATGATTTTAAAACAAATTATTATGAATCAGGCATCAGCAATGGCATCATCCATTGCAGGCGCATCACAATCCGGTGCAGCAACAGGCCCGGCAGCAATATTTACAACACCGGCATTTATTGCAACGGCAGTTGGTGGAGTTTTAGCAGCATTTGCAGCAATTCCAAAGTTTGCAGCAGGTGGTATTGTATCAGGCCCAACAATGGGTTTGATGGGTGAATATCCGGGCGCAAAATCAAATCCAGAGGTGATTGCACCATTAAGTAAATTGCAAGGTATGTTGGATCAGGGCAATGGCGGAACGGCAAACGTATCTGGTGAATTTGTGTTGAGAGGTCAGGATTTGGTGGTGGCATTACAAAGAGCAGAAAAGCAACGAAATAGAATTGGATAATTATGGCATACGGTGTGAAATATCGTTTGGAATTTGCCGACATAAAAGGCAACAAACGAAAGGTTGAGATTTTCAAAAATGGGTACACCGGTGAGGTTTTACCAATGATTGGAACAGGTGAGCCGGTTGAAATTGAGTGGAAGGCTGAGGAAGATTTGTACGAGCCATTAATTGGATCATTATGCACATTGAATTTATTGGTGACAGATGATGTGACCTATGATGACTTTTATTTGTATGATGAACGTGAATACAAAGTCGTGATTTATTACGAATCATCGGCAGGCAATTGGGGAACATATTGGTCTGGTTGGGTTGTAAACGATTTATATTCACAGGCATTGGTTTCTACACCATATTCATTATCAATCACAGCCACAGACAATTTAGGTCAATTAGATGGATTTGATACGTGGATGCCTGCAGTTAATGTAGATAATCCAACCCTGTGGAAATTTATGTGGAATGCATTAACCAATTTAGGGTTGGATTATGACATTTACATTAGCAATGATTTAAGGATTGCAACCGATTCTGCTTGGAAAAACGTGTTTGATCAGGTGACAATCAAAAAGGTCGGATTTTATCACGATTATTATATCATCAACGATGCAAAAATGACATTGCGTTCAATTTTACTTGGATTCAATTGCCGTTTATTTCAATCGTTTGGCCGTTGGTATATTGTGAACAATTCATCGTATGGTGATCAACGAATCATTGCAGGAATCCAAGCAGGAACATACACGGGATCGGGTATTTTAACAGCCAAACAAGCATTTTTAAATGGTGGATCAGAGGAAATCAAATATTGGATTTATAATGCATCTGGGGTTGAGCAATCAACGGTGACAACTAATATGCTGAAAATTGTGCCAACCAATATGCAACCGATTGGCCAAAACCTATTCAGAACACCACGCAGACCGGTTAAAAAATATCAGGAAATTGTGGACATTTCACAACAACAGGTTGATTTAAACCTAAATGCATCGTTTGAATTTGGTTACGAAAATTGGGATACCACATTCGGTGCAGTTGGAACATTTGAATCAAACGCATTTGCAGGCCGTAAGGCGATCAAATTCACAGGCACAAGTGCATTGGGTGTATATCAAACAAAATTGTTTAGCACAGGGGCAGCAAATGCCATCAAAGGCAATCAATATCAGGTTTTGTTTTCGGTAAATATAGACAAAGGCGGAAGCGACAACAGATTGCCATGGTATTTGCGGATCGAATATTCTCCGGGAGTTTATCAATATTGGAGTGAAACAAATAAAACATGGGGTACATCACCCGGATCGGTACTATGGAATGAAACGGCGGTAGTTGGGGCAGGTACATTTGAATCATTCAAATTTACGGCAAAAGAAGCACCAGAACCGGGACAAATTCAATTGGGGTTTGCATTACCTTATGTAAACGCAACCGGATCGTACACAGGTGTGTATTTGGACAATTGTGCGGTACGTAATATTGACAAAGAACAAAACGTTTACAAAGAGGCATATTTTATCAGGGAACAATCAGGCACATTTGTGACATCCGATGTGATGGAGCATAAAGATGTTGTCCAGGCCGATGTTGATTCAGTTGTATTTTCGGGTGCATTTACGGATAATAATTCATTCAAACGTGCGCAGGATGCTAATGGTTTATTTTTGGAACAAATAGTCACACAGCAAAGATTGAATGATTTTAGGCAATATTCAATGCAATATGAAGGCGATTTGTACAACATGGATGATTTTGGTGTGATGTCAATGGCACATAAATTATGGATCAAATTTGACACATTAACCGAAACAGATTCGGCAATTGTTGATTCAATACGTGTTCAATTAAAATCAAACATATATACTTGTCAATTCCATATACCGAATAATTACACGGATGTGGCAAGCAATTACAGGGTATCGTATCAGGAATAATTTTGTTTTTCATAGGTTTGGTAGTGCGCATCCGTTCATCTTATGGGTGAATCGGATGTTGATTAGGTTGAATGCAGAATGGTCGTAGAATTATCTACGGCCATTTTTGTTTTATTTGTCGGTTTTACTAATTAGTTAAATGGCTAATTTTGAAAAAAAACTACAAATGGGTTTAAAACACGATCAAATCAAGGATCATTTTTTTTCATCGCCATTATCAATGAAACATTTTTCGGAAAAATACCACGAAACGTATGGTTATGTAGATGCAAAGCAGATGAGAAAAATGATGAGCCGGTACAATATCTTGTCACGTGTAAGGGCTGAAAAAACATTGGCTGATTTACCAAAAGCACAAATCGAATCCACAACATTTTTCGAATTAGAAAATTTTGGAATTGAGGAATCAATTGGTAAAGAATACAAATCAGCACGATTGCCTGATCATTTAAAGAAAATCGGCATATTATCGGACATTCACGTGCCGTTTCATTCGGTTGAAGCAGTTGTGTGCGCAATTAAGTATTTAAAGGAACAAAAAATTGATTGCTTGTATCTGAATGGAGACACTTTTGACCAATATTCCATCAGCAGACACGAACGTGATCCCGATCTTAGGGATTATCCAAAGGAAGTAGAAATGTGCCGTAATTTCCTGCAAACATTGCGTGGTATATTTCCAACAATCCCGATTTATTTTAAGGCAGGCAATCACGAAAACAGGCATCAAAGATATATTAACCAACAGGCAGAAGAATTTGCGCAGTTGCACGAATTGCAATTTGAGCAATTTTTTAGATTGGATGTGTTAGACATTAAATATGTTCCTGATTGGCAGGGAATGGAAATGGGCGATTTGTTAGTGTGTCACGGTCACGAATTGATGGCAGGTGGAATAAATCCATCACAAAGCACGTTTAATAAAACATTCTGCAATACGTTGATTGGACACGTACACAGGACAACAAATACCACCAAAAAGACAGGTTTTAAAGAATACATCCACACGTATTCCACAGGATGTTTGACACAATTATCCCCAAAATATTATCCTTTTGCCCAGCACAATCACGGGTTTGCATTAGTAATGATAACCGATGGAAAAGCAAAGGTTGAAAATATAATGATAAAAGATGGGAAAATTGTGTAGTTTTGCATCGGTAGTAAAGGTTTAATGATTCATACAGTTGTTGTTTAGAAAGGGCAGATCCAATGGGTTTGCCCTTTTTTATTACACTATTTTTTTAATAGGTTTTTAATAGGTAACCTATTTTTTACCTATTTTTTGACCGTTAAATAAATAATTGATATTTTTTTGATTTATTTTGTTTGAAATTGTTTGAAATGTAAAATAAAGGTTATATGTTTACATCAACAAACAACAACAAAACATTTAAACAACAAAAAAATGGAAAATGTAATCAAATTAAATGTAGATGATTATCAAACACCAACAGATAAGCATTTCAATTTTAAAAAAAATCAGGAACCTTGCATTATTTGTGAAAGACCGGTAAACATTACAGAGAAAACAAAATATGTTCATTATTTAACAAGTAGTCATTTTACAAACGTTATGGATCACGAAGATTCACAGGGATTTTTCCCAATTGGAAACGATTGTTGCAAACGATTACCATCAAATTTTATATTTAAATTTTAACACCGTGCCGGGCGGATTCCCGGCAATTTTTAAACAACAACAATATGTGGAATCTATTAAAAACAATTGACAAAAATGATATTGCAGGTTTAGTTATCGTTTTAACAGCCATTGCAATCTGTGTGAAACTTATGTACATCGTTGGAAACATTTAATCACTACGGCAATGATCTACAAAATCACATTCAAAGATAGTTCAGGGTATTACACCGTGACAAAAGATTTTGCCAACACAGATGAGTTGGGCAAATACATACAGAATGAAATGGCCAATTATGGCGGTAAAGAAATAGGCATTGAGGAATTTGAATCAATGCAGGAAATGTTAGAAAAAAGATATGAGGGTAAAAATTAATCACGGTGAATTGCACCAAAAGGTGGCAGATGATTTGAACAAACGAGGGATTCTGCCACCACGCAAAGACAAATGGGAATCGCACAATGTGCAGATGGCCATTTCAAGAAAATTAAATTATCCCCTAATGTGGGAGGCAATCAATAGAATATCTAAACAAATGTATGATGAATCAGAAATCAAATCTAATTAAAGCAATCATTAACGTGATGAACGATGTCAAAGGGATTGAAAAATCAATGACTATTGGCACAGGGCAAATGGCATACAAAGGTGTTCCAGATAAAGAGGTCAAAAAAATCATTGGCCAATCAATGGCAAAAAATGGATTATGCATTTTACCGATTGGCATCACACCAACAATTAAAATTGAACGTTGGGATGAATTGGATTACAACGGCAAAATGAAGGCAAAGCAGTCAGTATTTACGGAGGTATATTCAACGTTTTTATTGATGCACGAAAGCGGTGAAAGTCAGGAAATATGCGGATATGGTCACGGAGTTGATCCGCAGGACAAAGGCGCAGGCAAAGCAACAACGTATGCGTTAAAATATGCATTGTTGTATTCATTTTTAGTTCCAACAGGCGATATTGATGACACCGATGCAATCCATAGCAACGAGATTCAAACAAAGCCACAGGCCAAAGCATCAAGGCCACAGGCCAAAGGTGCAATCCCTGCGCCATCGCAATTCGATATTGAGTTCAAAGAATTGATTGCAGATGTTAAAAGTGTGATTGCAATTGGTGAATTAAAGGGCATTTGGGAAAAATTAACCGATGAGGCAAAAACCAATAAAGAAATTCAGCAATTATTTAATCACAGAAAATCAGAATTAACAATCAAATAATTATGGCAAATATTAATAAAAACCATGCTTTTCCTTCTGAATATGAAGTTGATACATTGCATCACTTAGCTAATAATAGATATATTAAAAATATTGAAAAAGGATTAAGCAAAAGGGAATATTTTGCATCCAAAGCAATACAGGGTTTATTATCAAATGATAAAATTCAAATTAATGATAAATTACATATAGAGAATCTTGTTAAAAATTCAATTTTAATTGCAGATATATTAATTGAAAATTTAAATAATTAAAATACATACCTATGAAAAACGAATTAATGGCCGTTGATGGCCAAATCCTAGAATTGAGCAAAAAAGAAATCACGCAGTTGGCCGAAAACTTTATGGCCAACGCAGATTCAATCAACACCGTGAAATTGGCGGCACAATTGGCAAAATTCACGCATTTATCAGCCGAAATGGATAAACTATTAAAAGAGCATTTATTTGTTGATTTGCGCCAAAATAAAGATGGCAAATTATCAGCATTTGGTGTGGACTTTTCAGAAATGGAGGGCGGTGTAAAATATGATTATTCAGAAACCGAATCGTGGTGCAAATTACAATTTGAAATTGACCGCCTAAAAGACAAACAAAAAGAAATTGAGGCATTTTGTAAGGCATTGAAATCAAAGGTTTCTATATTGGATGAGGAAACAGGTGAGTTGGCTGATTTTTACCCACCATCGAAATCATCCACAACCACAATCAAAAAAGTAATTAAATAAACAATCTAAATAAAAAATCAAATGGCACGTTTAGTAAGCATTAAAATTGACCTTTCAAAAATCGATGAAAACAGAGTTTTTCACAGCATAAAAACAGGGGCAAGATATTTGGACATCACAGGTGTTTTGACAGACACACCAGATCAATATGAAAACAATGGATTCGTAAAGCAGAACACAACAAAGGAGGAACGTGAGGCAGGATTGAAATTGCCAATAATCGGTAATTTTAAATTGTTGAAAATCTTAAATGATCCGGGCGCACCTGTATCGGCACAGCCTATTCAACGTGAAGTCAATCCAATTGATGATACATCTGAACTTCCATTTTAGCAATGAGAAAAATTGTAGATAGTTACACAACACGGCACGGAGAATTGAGGGCAATTTATTCCGTTGCAACGGCCAATTTAAAGCACAGGGATATTGAAATCGGTGCGGTGTATGAATTGGAATATCGGTTGGGAAATCAGGTTTTATTTTTAAAATCCACATTGGATCACGTGACAGATGGGAATCGGACTTTATTTTTTAAACATCCCGATCCAGAACGCAGATTGATTGGGATTCCGATTATGTCAATCATTAGATACGTAAAAAAATGAGCATAGAAACAAAAATTGATTTAGTATTTTATTGGGCCATTGCACAAATGTTTTTTACGATATTAGGTGCATTAATCAATATTTATAATGAAAACAAAAACAAATAAAACAAACGAATTGGGGTACACGTTCAATCAAGTTTGGGCGCATATCGCACAGGAATTAGAAAATAATTTAGAAAAATTAAATAAAATTCAACCTAAACAACAAAAATATGGTAACGTTTCAGCAATATCATCAGGCCAATCCGCATCTTTATGAGTTGTACAAAGCCATTGCAATGCAGTTAATTCAGCAAAATCGCAAGGTAATTGGATCAGGATACATATTCCAAAAAATGCGTTTTGAATTTCAGTTCACCACCAATGGTGATCCATTCAAAATCAACAACAATTTTGCGCCAATGTATGCACGTAAATTTGTTTTAGAACATCCACAATTTGGACACCTTTTTAAATTTAAGCAGTTAAAAGGTAGTTTATTAATGTGAAACATTTATATTTGTTTCATAATCAGCGGAAAGGGTAGGAGTTTTCCGGTGATTAATTGGGTTTAAGAACCACAAAGCCTGTCTGCACTCCTACGCATTCAGGCTTTATTTTTTTAAAAATCTAATGGACAAAGAGGCATTTTATTTTCCGCATTTCTGTAATGCGAGGCACGATCGTAAAATCCGCAGGTTGCGCAGGGAATTGGGAGTTGAAGGATATGGCATTTATTTTATGTTGTTGGAAACATTAAGAGAGCAACAAGATTTGATGTACCCAATGGATGATCTGGATTTGTTATCAGATGAATTTGGTGTATCAGAGGCAAAGATTAGGACAACGATTTGTAATTATGAATTATTTGAAATTGATGTGGATCAAAAATTCTTTTCACCTAAAATGTTGGTTTATTTAGAGCCATATTTTAAGATGAAAGAGCAACGTAAAATGGCAGGTAAAGCATCAGCAGAAAAACGAATTTCAACGACCGTTCAACGACCGTTCAACAAAGGAAAGGAAAGTAAAGTAAATGAAATAAAAGAAAATGAAAATAAAGTAAATGAAATAGTGTTTAGTGACCTATTGTCACCACACATTTTTGATCTTGGAAATCAATATGATAATTTTCTTTCTTATTGGACAGAAAAAGACAAAAAAGGCAAAGAAAGATGGCAAGCAGAAAAATTCTTTGATATTAGCAGGCGCATTAGCACATGGATGGCAAATAAGAATAAATTTAACAGCAACAACAATGGAAATTCAAACGGTGAAAAACTTGGAACAAGTGCGGCACGAAATGAAGCCTTACGAAATTGGTAAGGGAACAGCCAATTTGATAATTAAGGCACAAAGCACACCAAACATTCGCAATCGAACTGAGGATGAATTAAAACAGGTTTTGCGTTTGGCAATGTTAATGGTTGGATTACGTGGATCAAATTTGCCAACAGATGAGGAAAAATACGTATTGCTTGCATTTATCAAATCAAATTATGGAAATCAAACACCGGAGGAAATAGCTATTGCATTTGAATATGCAGTTGCAGGCAAATTAAATACTGATTGTAAATGTTATGAGAATTTTTCGTGTGAATACTTTGGCCGGATAATGAACGCATACATTGAATATGCAAGGCAGGAAACAAAATTAGTTAAAAGGCCAGAAATAGAAGAAAAAAAGCCTGTGCCATCTGATGCAGAATTGAAAGAGTTGGCAATTTATAATGTAAATGCATATGTTGCTAAAATCAAATCATTGGATGCAACAGGTGGCAAATTTGATTGGCCAAAAGGATTGGCACATTTGTATGATTATTTAGTAAAATTTGGAATTTGGGTTTGCCCTGATACGGATCGTGAACAAATCAAAACACGATTGAAGCCAAAATTTACTGATGACAAATTATTCAATGCAGAATGCAAAGGTGAGGCATACAAATTGTTTTGCCACCAATTAGCGGAAATGGATATGACATTGGATCAAAACGGACAAATAATATAAACCTAAACCAATAACCGACATATGAAAAAGAATTTGATTTTAAGCGCAGTTTTTATCACGATTGGATCAATTGTATGTATTGCAATTAATCAGGTCAGAAAACAAAGGAATGGTGGCAAAAAACAAGTAATTGCCAAACGTTCTGAATTTAGTCAGGCATTTATGATGGATACATATGAACCCATTGAGAATTTTGAAATGATTTATTTTGATGATCACAGGGGATTAGTTCAAATTAAAACAAAACGATAATGGAAAAGAAACAGACAGCAGTTATGTGGCTAATATCAAATTTAGCATTAGTCGATAATTCACCCTTTCAAGCAATTGCATTTTACCACGACAATAAAGATTTGATTGAAAAAGCAAAAGAAATCGAAAAAGAACAAATGGATATTGTAGCAGGTGATTGGTGGAATGAAGGAGCATCATATATGTATGATGGCAAAAGAAAATATGAATCATTTGAACAATATTACAATGAAACCTATTTAAAATGAGAAACGAACACGAACACAGATTGCAAACGGTGTTGGCCAAATATCTTGATTTGAACAATTACACGTTTTTTGCCATTCCAAACGGTGGATGGAGAAACAAAGCAGTTGCGGCTAAATTAAAGGCTGAGGGAGTGAAAGCCGGTGTGGCTGATTTACTGATCCTATTGCCAAACCAAACGTTTCACGGCCTATTTGTTGAAGTCAAAATTGCAGGCAATTATCAACAGCCAAATCAAAAGGATTTTGAACAGAAAGCAAGGGAATGTGGATATGAATATATGATTGTGCGTTCATTAGATGAATTGATTGAAAAGCTAAAATACTATGAGGCGCAACGATTTGTGGAACAGGACAAAATTAGTGCCGCATATCGGTCAGGATACATTGATGGCAAACTTGAAAATCAAATGACAATACGATGAAAGTAATATATAAATACAAATTAGAATCAGGCCCAATATGTTTGACAAAAGGGGCGGAAATACTTACAATTCAATTACAAAATGGATACCCTTATATTTGGGCATTAATTGACAATGAGGCTGAAAAAGATTACAAAGTATTAGTAATACTTGGTACAGGTCAAGAAATGCCGGAAAATTTTGATTATAAATACATTGCAACATTTCAACAAAATGCATTTGTGTGGCACGTATTTGAACTTAATAAAAATTAAACCTATGAACATAAACAGACAAAAGGCCATTGATTGGGCCAATGAAAAAATTGCTGATCCTGATTTTACAGAACAGCCAATCCGGGTGAACGCATGGGAACTGATTCACAATCCAAAATTGTTTTTGGAAACCTGTGTGGCCCGGCTTACCTACGGATCAGAAAGGGAAAAAATTGTAGTTTATAACCGTGTGCGAAATTTTAAAATGTTTTATAATGAACTTAATAAATGACAATGAAATATTTGTGCATGGTGACATCAAATGTTCCGATGGATTAACGCATGAGGATGCAAGCGAATTGATTCAAGAAATACAGGAATTGATGATATTCCATAAAATTGTAAAAATTGATTTGTGTATTGATCCATACAAATTTCCACGTGAATTGTTGGACATAGGCAAACCATAAAAATACAAGGCAATAAATGTCCAGAATTAACAAAAAAACAAACCGATGAAAAATACAAAAGACAAAATACGTTTATTAACATTTTTTGCATTGTGCCAAAATATGTTGGATTTCATTGATGGATCGTGGCACGGTCATCCGGCAAACAAACAGGCCGTAAAGATGGTGACAAAGCAAATGATTAGAGAGTTGGAAAAAACAATGGCCGTATTATTCCCAGCAAACAAAAACGATGATCCGGAATTGCCTGATGCGTTGGATACGTTCCAAAATGCTTGCACAGCAATGGAGTCATTTTTTATGCTAGGGATGGAAATGGATCAGATGGATCAAACAAAGAAAGATTCGTTGAATACACAGATTAATATTTTACTAAAATCATATGGGATTGATACTTGGGAAAAACCAATGTCAAACCTATGGAAAGATTAATTAATTTTGTTGCGCAGTTGGGTGATGAATAACTGCCGGATCAAAAGCACATATTTACCTAATCAATACAAAATGACAAATGAGAGCCGTGAAATGGTGGATCATCCGCAACATTATCAATCTAATGGAGGCATCGAGGCAATTGATGTAATCGAAGGGTTTAACCTGAATTTTAATTTGGGAAACGCAATCAAATATATTTTAAGAGCCGACAAAAAAGGCAACAAGAAACAGGATTTGGAAAAATCCCTGTGGTATATAAAACGAGAATTAGACAAATTTCAGGGATGATTGAAGAAATAAACATCAAATTGGTAATTCCACATCCAAACAATCCGAGATTGATTAAAGATGACAAATTTAAAAAATTGGTGAAGTCCATAAAGGAGTTCCCAGAGATGCTACAATTGCGCCCAATAATCGTGGATGATAATTGTGTGGTGTTGGGTGGGAATATGCGATTGCGTGCCTGTATTGAAGCCGGATTGAAGCGTGTGCCAATTATTAAGGCATCAGCATTGACAGCAGAACAACAGAAACGTTTTATTATTACCGACAATGTGGGATATGGTGAATGGGATTGGGATTTGTTGGCTAATGATTGGGAAATGGCTGATTTAGAAGATTGGGGATTGGATTTGCCGATTTATAAAGAATTAGGCGAAGATTTACCGGT